GCTACTACAACGCTCTGCGATGAAGAACCATACCAAAGTCTACCTAAAAGGAATGGGTTACGATGTAACCGACTTCATTTGTTGCGAGGTGTGCCAAGCACAAGCCGTAGACATCCACCACATAGAAGCACGTGGTATGGGAGGCAGCAAGCTGCGAGATACGATAGAGAATCTTATGGCATTATGCAGGACTTGCCATCACGAGGCTGACTTCGGAACCAAACTTAAGAAGGACTACCTTTACGAAGTTCACAACCACCATTTATCAAAAAGAGTTATTTAGTTATGCAAAGAGCAGCAATCGGTACAATCATACCAAACCCCGTAAACCCAAGAATCATAAAGGATGACAAGTTTAAGAAGCTTGTAAAGTCCATACAGGAGTTCCCACAGATGCTTGAGCTGCGCCCAATCGTAGTAGATAGCAATATGGTAGTACTGGGAGGGAATATGCGCTTAAAAGCGTGTATTGCAGCAGGACTTAAAGAGGTGCCTATCATCGTAGCTGACCAACTTACGGATGCGCAGAAGTCTGAGTTTATCATTAAGGATAACGTAGGCTTCGGTGAGTGGGATTGGGACTTGCTTGCTAACCAATGGGATGTTGAAGCATTAGAAGATTGGGGTCTTGAACTGCCCTTTGACAATACCCCTGTGCTTGAAGCAGAGGAGGATGACTACGAAGCACCATCCGAAATAAAGACAGACGTAGTCTTAGGGGACTTAATAGAGATAGGCAACCACCGTCTGCTATGTGGGGACTCTACCGATAGCGATGCAGTCGCAAGGCTTATGGATGGACAGAAGGCTGATATGGTATTCACAGACCCACCTTATGGAATGAAGTTAGATACCGATTACTCAAAGCTGAAGGGAACAGATAAAAGCCCAAATGCGAAAGGATATAAGTGGGACAAGGTGATAGGGGATGACAAGGAATTTGATTTCTTAACTTCTTATGCTTTATTTGAAGATGTAAAAGAGCAGTTTTGGTGGGGTGCTGATTATTATTTTAATCAACTTCCTGTTGGTGGTGGATTGTTTGTTTGGCAAAAGAGAGATAAGGCAGATTCTGAAATGATTGGGAATGACTTTGAAATATGTTGGAGCAAACAAAGACATAAAAAAGCAACCTTTTGGAAACGATGGGTGGGATTCGATAGCATAGAAAAGGGCGAGAAAAGAGTTCACCCTACTCAGAAACCAATAGATTTGGCAAGTTGGTTTATTAAAGATTGGAGCATTGAGGGCAATAAAGTAATTGATTTATTTCTTGGTAGCGGCTCTACTATGGTAGCAGCACACCAACTCAACCGCAAGTGCTATGGTATGGAACTTGACCCGAAGTATTGCCAAGTCATAATAGACCGAATGCACAAACTCGACCCTTCCCTTGAAATCAAAATAAACGGCAAGCCTTATGACAAGTAGTGACATCCATAAAAAGGCAATGCTTGATGCGTTGGAGAAATCTTTAGGGGTTGTGACCTCCGCTTGCAAGAGCGTTGACATTGCAAGGCAAACGCATTACCGATGGCTGCAGGAGGACAAAGAATACAAAGCGGCAGTCGAAGAACTATCAGACGTAGCCATTGACTTTGCAGAGAGCCAACTGCACAAGCAGATAAAAGAGGGCAACTCTACCGCTACTATCTTTTTTCTAAAGACCAAAGGCAAGAAGCGTGGGTACGTGGAACGCCAAGAGGTAGACGTATCTTCGGGCAAGCTATTCCAAATTGAGGTGCTTGGCGAAGATTCAGACCAATAAGGTATATAACCACCTAAAGCGCAGCGACAAGAAGATAGTCGTTGAGCAGGGCGGTACTCGGAGTGGGAAGACATACAACATCCTGCTTTGGGTAATTTTCTATTATACCGACCAACATACGGACAAGACCATCACCATATGCCGTAAGACATTTCCCTCGCTTCGTGCTTCGGTGATGCGTGACTTCTTTGACATCCTGCGTAGCCACGACCTGTACCGTGAGGAGTACCACAACAAGTCAAACCACGAATACTACCTAAACGGCAACCTCGTAGAGTTCATTAGCCTTGACCAACCACAAAAGATACGAGGCCGCAAGCGTGACCTGTTATACATCAACGAGGCCAACGAACTAACGTACGAGGATTGGCAGCAGCTCATCCTGCGTACCGAAGGCAGGGCAATCCTTGACTATAACCCATCTGATGCGTTCCATTGGATTTACGATAAGGTGGTTACCCGTGATGACTGCGACTTCTACCAAACCACCTACCTTGATAACCCGTTTCTTGATGAAGCAGTAAAGGCAGAAATTGAACGCCTGAAGGAAACGGATGATGACTACTGGCGTATCTACGGATTGGGTGAGCGTGGTATGAGCCGTGCTACCATCTTTCAATTCGGGATGAACGAGATACCTGCTGATGCAACCTTGCTTGCCTATGGGATGGACTTCGGATACACCAATGACCCTACTTCGCTTGTTGCGGTGTACAAGTCGGGCGATAACCTGTATGCTGATGAACTCATCTACCAAACGGGACTCACCAACCCCGATATCAGCAACAGGCTAAAAGACCTAAACCTTGATAGGCGCACAGAGGTATACGCTGATTCTGCCGAACCCAAATCTATTGAGGAGTTGCATCGCATGGGATGGAACGTAAAACCCACGCAGAAGGGCGCAGATAGCGTTATAGTGGGTATTGACGTACTGAAGCGACACAAGCTATTCGTAACCCCACGAAGCAGCAATCTAATCAAAGAGATGCAGAACTACAAATGGGTAGAGGACAAGAACGGCAACCTCCTGAACAAACCCATAGACGCATTCAACCACGCCATAGATGCTATGCGCTACGCAACATACAACAAGCTATCCAAGCCGAACTACGGCCGCTATGCTATACGTTAAATTCTAAAGGTTATTTTATTAGATGGAACTAAAGGTCAATGTACCCACCACCTTGAGCGAGATTACGCTTGAGCAATACCAACGCTTCGTTAAGTTAGAAGGCGATGAGGAGTTCCTTACCCATAAGATGCTGGAAATCTTTTGCGGGCTGCCTCTTGCTGATTTGCCCAACGTGCGGGTCAAAGATGTGAGCAACGTAACGAGCCACATCTACAAGATGCTCAACGAGAAGCCCAAACTCAAGACCACGTTCACGATTGGCAAGCAAGAGTTCGGGTTCATTCCTGAGTTGGACAATATCACCTACGGTGAGTTTGTAGACCTTGACACCTACATTCAAGACATCCAGAATCTGCACAACACAATGGCGGTATTGTACCGACCCATCACCAAGCAATTAGGCGATAGATACCTAATAGAGCCATACGAGTCAGCGAGCAAATATGCAACGCTGATGAAGCAAGCTCCGATGGATGTGGTAATGGCAGCATCGCTTTTTTTTTATCGTTTAGGGAACGAGTTGTTGCAGGCTACCCTGAGCTATTTGGAGAAGGAGAATCAGAAAACCAATTCAGCAGACAAGCCCAATTCGCCAAACGATGGGGATGGTACTCTACCATCTATCAGCTTGCTCAAGGAGATATTAGAAGGTTTGGAGGAGTCACTGAATTGGAGCTACACAAATGCCTTCAGTTCCTCACCTTTGAAAAGCAAAAACAAGAAGTTGAAAACGACTTAATTAAACAATCAATACGATGAGGCAGTTTTACGACATCACTACCAAACTCAAGGACACGCTGCTGGCGCATAGCCAAGTCAATGTGGTGACCACAGGTGACCTGTTTGACGTTGACCTAAACAAGCAGACCATCTTTCCCCTTAGCCACATCATCGTAAACCAAGCGACCTTTGAAGGTCAGGTGGTACGCATGAGCGTAAGTCTTGTTTGTATGGATGTGGTTGATGACACGAAGGAAGACCCCAGAGCGCAACCAGAGCCTTTCTACGGCACTTCTAACGTGCAAGACATACTCAACACCCAACTCGCAGTAATCAACGATGTGGTGCAAGAATTACGCAGAGGCACTTTGTACTCCGACTTGTACCAATTAGATGGCAACCCAACCTGCACTCCGTTCTTGGAACGCTTTGAGAATCTTCTTGCTGGATGGACTGCTACGTTTGATGTGCTGCTTGCTAACACCGAGATAAGCGTTTGCTAATGACACGGGATGAGCGCATACAAGCGGTGCTTGATAAGTTCGGCAAATACGTAGTGCAGCAGGCGAGAGCAAACCTCACCCGCCAACGCAAGAACGTAACGAAGGATTTGTACGACTCTATTGAATGGACTGCGGTCGCATCAAAGAGTGGTGAGTCCTTTACGGCAGTACTATCAATGCTTGAGTATGGGCAATTCCAAGATAGCGGTGTAAAGGGAAAGAGCAGCACCTATGGCTCAGCACAAGGTAGTCCATTCCGTTTTGGCACAGGCACGGGAAGGAAGGGTGGCCTTACGGAAGCAATGCAAAAGTGGGTACGTGCAAGACGCTTTCAGTTCCGCCAAAAGAACGGCAAGTTTATGAGCTACGATAGCACGGCATTCCTTATCGCAAGAAGCGTATACCAAAAGGGAATACCTGCTTCGTTCTTTTACTCACGACCATTTAACCTCGCATTCCAAAAGCTACCTGCTGAATTGGTAGAGGCATACGCACTCACCCCTGATGACTTCAAAGAATTCCTAAAGAAAAAATGAGTACACCTGTATCAGCGACTCCAGCATCTATTGCTACGGCTCGCAGCCCCATCTTCATCACGGGCAAGAACAACACGCTACCCAACGACTCGCTGGATGCGATGAGCGTGAACATCAGTTCGTACACGGGAACACAAACGCCCGTAGTAAATCCTACCACCTACACGCTATCTAAGAACTACTCCATCAACGAGGTCATCAACTTTGAGATATCTGACCTAATTCGTGAGAAGTTCCAGCATCCATTCGGTAAGGCATTCATCACCGAGCCAAGCGCATCCGAAACTGGCGAAGCAGTATGGGTCCGCAGAATAGGTGACTGGACTTATTCTAATAACGGAGCAGCACCCGAAAGCGGATTAATTGGTACGGCATACTTCTTGGCTCTTGAGGGATATAAATCATTAGGCGAACTGCAAAACGCAGGGGTAACGCAAGCAGGACTTGTGACCTCACGCCCATTCCAAGTGCTTGCAGGAAACTCGCAGAGCCTTGCCGTATCGTACAACACCTACTCAGGCGTTAATGGCTTTACGATTGAAATCAACGGAGTAGAGTATTGGTTCTCGCTCAAGGATGAGTTGGGATGGGCTAACACGACTACGACCTCTACGCAGATGGTCATCTACATTCCGAGTGGGGTAACCAACGTAGCAACATTCTTGGGCGTAACACCCACCGATGACTACACCATCAACCTGCTCGTGAATAACGAGTGCATCAGCTACAACGACCGAGTGAAGGCTGATGGCGGAACGGTAGAAGCACTTGGCTGCCTATGCGAAGCGGTAGACGCTCTTGGCGGTAACGATGACAAGGTAGCCTACGACTTTGAGGTCATTTGCGAACCTAAGTACGACCCATACCTCATTCAGTTCGTGAACAAGTACGGGGTATCTGACTACCTCACGTTCTTCAAGAAGTCAACGGAACAGGGTAACTTCACGCAAGACCAATACCAAAAGAGCATCTATGCGGATGCTTATACGGATGTCAACTACGTAAACGGCAAATACCAATCGTTCAACATCAACTCTCGCAACACACTAACGCTCAACACGGGATTCGTGGATGAGTCGTATGGTGCTATCATGGAGGAGATACTGATGAGCGAGAAGGTAGCGGTATACGAGGATGGACAATGGGTAGCAATCCAGCCGAATCGTGGAACTATTGACTACCAGAAGTCCATCAACGATAAGACCATTAACTACACGATGAGCTTCACCTATGCGTTTGACCAACGGATGCTTGTACGATGAATAAGGTTGATATTTACGTCAATGGTCAGCGGCTTGATGTATTCCAAGATGAGGAGATAAACCTCAACATCTCGGTGCAGAATGTGCAGGACATCAGCAAGGTGTTCACCGACTTCACGCAAGGGTTTACCATTCCTGCTACGCCAACCAACAATGCCATCTTCGGGTACTACTACCGCACCGATTTTAGTGGTACGTTTGATGCTCGCTTTCGGCAAGATGCGTTCATTGAAATCAATTCATTGCCATTTCGCTCTGGCTCGGTAGAGCTTGATGGTGTACAACTAAAAGGTACTGAACCATACGCCTATAACATTACGTTCTATGGTGGCTTGGTAAACCTCACCGATTTGTTTGGTGATGACTACCTGTACGACCTAAACTTCAGCGCATACGACCACGCTTATACGGATGATGCAGTTTTTGAACGCTTTACTACCGAATACGACAATGCGTTCTTTTATCCGCTGATGAGTCCTGTCAAGAATTGGTTTTATCAAAGCGACGGTGGCGCAGGTGCTAACAATGAGAACAACATTGCTCACAAAACTGGAGGCGTAGGTAGGCGTGGAATCCGTTACTATGAGTTAAAACCTGCGCTGAAGGTGTATGCTATCTTGGATGCAATAGAAGCAAAATACGGAATCACCTTCACAGGTTCATTCTTATCAGCTAACCCATTCGTAGACCTGTCGCTATGGCTTCACCGCTTTGAGGGCTATATGTTTGCTTCAGGAAACGACATTGAGTGGAGGCTTATCAACTTTAACCGAAACACAGGAAGCGGCAGCCAATTCAATCTGACCACCGAAACGTGGACAGTACCAGAGAGCAAGGAATACGACCTTGACATCACGATGGCCAATGTAAACCAGAACTACGAGTTGGGTGTATTCCGCAATGGCGTATTTGATTATTCGGTTTTAGTAAATGCACATCCTTCTTCATCGGTTACAAGCACGATGGAGAACTTGCTATACACGGAAGGTGATACCATTCAATTATTCATACGCCCACAGGTAGCAACATCTATGAACTACCAATGCACGGACTATTCAGGCATCAACTCTTTAGCAGGTGTTGAGTTCTCGGTAGACCAGACGCTTGCTGCGGTATATACCTTCACTGTGATAGTTACCGACCTAATGCCTGAAATCAAGGTAAAGGACTTCCTTGCTGGTGTCTTGAAGATGTACAACATGGTCATCGTACCTACCACATCTACTTCGTTCTTGCTTCAGCCGTTGGATGACTGGTATGCAGCAGGAAGCGACAAGGACTACCAATCCTACTTTGACATCACGGAGTATTCGGTAAACCGCCCTCCGCTATTTAGGGAGATTGAGTTCAAGTATCAAGACACGGAACAAATACTCGGCTTCCAATACCAGAAGGCTAACAATACAGGGTTTGGTGACCTTCGCAACTTCTTTGCATTTGATGCAGAGGACTTCATTATTGAAGTTCCGTTTGAGTGTCCGTTGTTTGAAAGATTGACCGACCAACATCCACCTAACAATCTAACGAACGTACTTGTCTATAAAAGCATCACGGAGAATACAAACGAAGACGGTACGTTTAACCAATACTTGGGTGCGCCTGTATTGTTTTATGGAGTTTTTGGAGATTACGATTTAACCGCAAATAAATTAACATTTGTAAATGCAGACGGAACTCACAGAGAAGTAACCACTGCTTGGTATGCCAATGTCTCAAATAGTCCAACAAGTGCAGGAGCATCGCATTCTATTTGCTTTGGTGCAGACATTGACCCATACCACCTACAAAGCGTAAGCCGTAGTTTATACAACGAATACTGGAGTGACTACATCACCGACCTTTACAACGTAAGGCGTAGGCTCTTTCAGGTTGATGCGGTTCTACCACTTGGTGCTATGTTATCTATGAACCTCCAAAACGGAGTAATCTGGAACAACAACAAGTACATTGTCAATTCCGTGCAGGTAAGTCTGACCACAGGCAAAGCAACATTTGAACTCCTTAACGTAGTATGAAGCAGACGTATTTAGGTTATTTGATTGAACTCCTCAACTCGGATGAGTGGATTGGTGCAGGCGAGAATATAGAAATCGCCAAAGGCAAGCATAAACTACCCGAAGGATGGAACGAATATATTAAGTTGCAATGGCGGCAGTTGAAGTAATTGAGATTAAAGGTGATGCCTCCTCCGCTATTGCGGCTCTAAAGGCCGTAGGCATTGAGGCTAACAAGACTACAACGGCCGCACAAAAAAGCAACGAGGCTATCAACGATGGCCTTGAGGCATTAGACAAGCAGACCAACGGTGCGGTATCAGCGTTCCGCAGCTTGCAGGGTGGAATCAAAAGTGCAATTACCGCATTCACTACGCTCAAAGGAGCAATCATTGCTACGGGTCTTGGTGCGCTATTGGTAGCAGTAACATCGCTCGTTACCTATTTTAAGGAAACCGAACGAGGCGGTGATAAGCTCGCTGAGGTGATGGGCTTTCTTGGAGCAGCAGTCAAGGTAGTAATTGACCGAGTGATTCTCTTGGGCGAGTCATTATTTAAGCTATTCTCAGGGGACTTTAAGGGAGCGATTGAAGGCGTAACGGTAGCATTCAAAGGATTGGGTGATGAGATTGCAAGAGAGAGCAAACTCGGCCGTGAACTCGCCAAGCAACTCAACGATGTAGAGGATGCAGAACGTGCGCTTATCGCACAACGTGCTATCGCCAACAAGCAGATTGCAGAGGCTCGCCTGATTGCCGATGACGTGACCAAGTCTACCGAGCAGCGCATTGCTGCGGTTAAACGTGCAGGTGCTATTGAAGAACGAGTAGCACGCCAAGAGCTTGCCGTTCAGCGTCAGCGTTTGTCAGTCCTTGAGCAGCAAGCTAAGATGGGAGAGGCTACCGAAGAAGGACTTACTCGCATTGAGGAGGCACGTGCAAGAATATCGGAGCTTGAGCAAGCAAACATTATGCGTAGGAAGCGTTTGCAGACCGAAACTATTGGGCTGCTAAACGAAGAAATCGCCAAGACCAAAGAGCTGGAGAAGGCTCGCCAAGATGCCGAGAAAGCCCGCTTTGAGGATAGCGAGAAGAAGTTTAAGAAGTACGTTGATGACTCGGTAAATGCGGCCAATGTAGGCGCAGGACAGGTAGCAAGAGTCGGACAATTCTACACGGAGGCTATTGCCGAAGGAACGCAAAAGACATCAGCAGACCTTCAGGACTACATCAACTTCACTCTTGCAAACCTTGACGCAGTAAGCCAAGCCATCAGCGGCTTTGCTGCGCTTGCAGGAGAGAACACCAAACTAAGCAAGGCACTTGCTATTTCGCAGATTGTCATTGACACTTATATGGGTGCTACCAAAGCACTCGGTGCATATCCGCCTCCGTTTGGTGCTATCGCAGCAGCAGGAGTTATCGCAGGGGGTATCGCCAACTTGAACAAGGTAAAGTCAACGCAGATACCCACCTCTCCAAGTGCTGCACCTACGGCTACTATCTCTGCACCTACCGCAGCATCACAACCACCGCAGTTCAACATCGTTGGGCAGAGTGGCGTGAACCAATTAGCCCAGAGCATTGGTGGTCAGTTTGACCGTCCTCTACGTGCGTATGTAGTAAGCCAAGACATTAGCACCGCACAACAACTGCAACGCCAACGAGTAAGAACCGCAACATTCGGATAATGAAACTTATTGAATTAATCTTAGATGAAACGATGGCACTCACGGGGATTGATGCCATCAGCCTCGTAGAGCATCCTGCTATTGAAGAGGACTTTATTGCACTCAAGTCAGAGCGTGTAGAATTCGCTGCACAGGATAACGAGAAGCGCATCCTAATGGGAGCAGCACTCGTACCCAACAAACCCATCTACCGAGTTGATGGCGAGAACGAGTTCTACGTTTACTTCAGCCAAGACACCATCCGCAAAGCGAGCGAGATGTTCTTCCAGAAGGCCAAGCAAAACAATGCTACGCTTGAGCATGAGGTAGGCATCAACGGACTCACGGTTGTAGAGAGTTGGATTATTGAGGATGAGGTACACGACAAGAGCAAGAAGTACGGCTTTGAGTTGCCTGTTGGTACGTGGATGGTTTCCATGAAGGTCAACAACCCAGAGATTTGGGATGGCTTCGTGAAGACAGGCCGTGTCAAGGGCTTCTCTATTGAGGGCTACTTCGTTGACAAGATGAACTTCGCCAAGCAGGAGATGGAGCGTCTTGAGGAGCAAGAGGCGGCTCTGCTTCTATCGCAAATCGTAGCCATCATCAAGAAGGATGGTCGCAAGAAGTCAGGTAAGCGCATGGAATTGGAATCCTACTCGGACTACCCACAAGCGGTACGCTCTAATGCCAAGCGTGGAATTGTGCTAAACGAGAAGAATGGCAACAAATGTGCTACGCCTGTTGGTAAAGTAAGAGCGCAGCAGTTGGCGCAAGGCAAGCCTGTAAGCGTAGAAACCATCACTCGGATGTACTCGTATTTATCAAGAGCCGAAGAATACTACGATGAGAACGACACTACCGCTTGCGGCACTATCAGCTACCTACTATGGGGTGGTCTTGCTGCAAAGCGTTGGGCTGAATCTAAACTTAAAGAATTGGGCAAACTATGACACGACCACAAAAGCTACCCGTAGCCTCACCAAGAGGCGGAAACAGAGGATGCCTCTGCAAGGACAATACCTACTCACGCAAGTGCTGCGATGGCTCTCTACCTGCTCAGGGCATCGGCTCATTGACTGGTCAAGGTGATGTAGAACTCAACCCATAAAATGTTACAAATAACCAACCCTCTTTTATTTAGTTAGATATGAAAGCAAATAATATCCTTAACCGCATCCTTGCCGAACTTAGCTCCATTCGTGAGGTTAAGTTTGAGCAAATGACCCTTGAGAACGGTGCCGTTCTTGAGGCTGAAGTATTTGAAGCAGGAAACGAAGTATTTGTCGTAAGTGGCGAAGACCGTGTTCCTGCTCCTGTTGGTGAGCATCTGCTTGCTGATGGCCGTGTATTGGTTATCGCTGAAGAAGGTGTAATCGCTGAAATCAAAGAGAAGGCTGAAGAAGTAGAGGAGAAGGTAGAGATTGAAGTTGAGGCTTCAGTTGAAGAACCTGCTACCGAGCTTGCTGAAGTTGAAGTAAAAGAAGAAGCTCCTGCCGTTGCAGCCATCGTGGAGAAAGTCCTTGAGGAGATTGCAATGATGCGTGAGGAGATGAAAGCAATGCGTGAGGAGATGGGCGGCTACGCCAAGAAGGAGGAGATGGCTGCCGTGAAGGCTGAGCTTTCTGCCGCACCTGCTGCTAAGCCCATCAAACACAACCCCGAGAAAAAGCAAGTCAACAAGGTAGAATTTAACCGCCCCGCAAAGGCGATTGACCGAGTCCTTGCACGTCTTAACAAATAATAAAAACCGAAGATGCCTACTACAACTTCAATCACTACTTCGTACGCTGGTCAATTTGCCAGCAAGTACATCTCTGCTGCTCTGTTGAGCGCAGACACGCTGGACAAAGGACTCATTGAAATCCTTCCCAACGTAAACTTCAAAACCACCCTGCAAAAGGTTAACACCGACTCTATCGTTCGTGACGCAACTTGCGACTTTGACGCTACGTCTACGCTGACCTTGACTGACCGTGTTCTTGAGGTTGAGCCGTTCCAAGTTAACCTGCAACTCTGCAAGAAGGACTACTACGATTCTTGGATTGGTGGTCAAATGGGATTCTCTGCTTACGATAGCATCCCCGCTTCGTTTGCTGACTTCCTTATCGCTCATGTTGCTGCCAAGACTGCCCAGAAGATTGAGCAAAACATCTGGAATGGTAACGCTGCTTCTGCTGGTGAATTCTCTGGATTCCTGTCTTTGATGACCGCTGACTCTGACGTTGTTGACGTAACGGCTACCACCGTAACGGCTGCTAATGTAATCACCGAGCTTGGTAAGGTTGTAGACGCTATCCCCGCTGCCCTTTACGGCAAGGAGGACTTGACCATCTACGTTCCGCAAAACGTTGCTAAGGCTTACGTTCGTGCTCTTGGTGGCTTCGGTACTTCAGGTCTTGGAGCGAATGGTGTTGACAACAAAGGCACGATGTGGTACGGACAGGGCGACCTGTTCTTTGATGGTATCAAAGTAGCTATGGCTAATGGTCTTCCTTCTAACAAGATGGTTGCTGCTCAAGCTTCTAACCTGTTCTTCGGTACGGGTCTGTTGAACGAGCGCAACGAGGTTCGTGTCCTTGATATGGCTGACCTTGATGGCTCTGACAACATCCGTGTTATCTTGCGCTTCTTCGCAGGTGTTCAGTACGGTATCGGTTCTGACGTAGTTCTCTACTCTTAATCCGAGTCATAGTTTAAACCACGAGGGGGTGTGGGTTCTGCCCCGCCCCCTTTTTTAATTCTAAAAAACAAACAAACAATGCCTTGCGATTTAACATTAGGACGTGCAGTACCTTGTAAAGACGTAGTCGGTGGGATTAACAAAGTATTCTTCATCAACTACGATGACTTGGGTACGGTTACTCTGTCATCTGACGATAGCATCAGCAACATTTCAGGCACGTTTACTGCCTACGAATATGATGTAAAAGGAAACTCATCTTTTGAGCAGACTATCAACTCAAGCCGTGAGAATGGTACTACCTTCTTCACGCAGACGTTGAACTTGACCTTGACCAAGCTCACTAAGCAGGACAACAAGCAGTTGAAGTTGATGGCTTACGGCCGCCCTCAGGTGGTTGTACAAGACTACAACGGCAATGCGTTTATGATGGGTCTTAACTACGGAGCTGAGGTTACGGGTGGAACGATTGTAACGGGTGCTGCTATGGGTGACCTCAGCGGCTACACGTTGACGCTTGAGGCTCAGGAGCAACTGCCCGCCAACTTCATTGATGGCGCTACGGTTGCCAATCCGTTTGCAGGACTTGCAGGTGCTAACGAAACCATTGTTGTGGGTTCCAACTCATAACGTATATTTGTGTTGTGCTATTGAACGGAATGGCGCAAATGGATGGAGAAGGGGGGCGAAAGCCCCTCTTTTTTTATACAAAAGTTTAGCCTGAGGTTATTTAGTTGAGATGCATATTCTACAAGTATCGGCTTTGCCTCAAACAATTACCATCATCCCTCGTGAGTTTGTTTTTTCTCAAGAGGATTTGGATTTTTACTTTGAGCGTGTGTTGCTTGATAATGGTGCGCTTGAGGGCGTATTATGCGTTGAGAGCGCATTAAACAACCTTGATGGTGTTACGCTACTCTTGACCGATGAAAGCACCAACACAACCGCTACAATCAATCCTACGATTGAGGAGGCTAACGGCTTTATGTACCTGACTTCTACCTTTACATTGGTCAACAACCGATTCTACGGACTGAAGGTATTTTACGATGGAGATTTAATCTACCGAGATAGGGTCTTCGTAACGCCACAAACTGACTACGCCAAATTCACGGTAAATCAAAATGTCTACACGGAAGAAACAAGCTACGACAATGACTACATCATCATCTAAAGTCCACGTAGTAAACCTATCCTCTTACACCACCCCTAACATCAGCGAGGTGCAGGGTAAGGATTGGGTGCAGTATGGCGATGACAATAACTACTTCCAATACCTTATTGACCGTTACAATGGTTCACCAACCAATAACGCCCTAATCAATGGCGTGGTGGACTTTATCTATGGTGAGGGATTGGATGCTACGGATTCTGCTAAGAAGCCTGCTGACTACGCTGCAATGCGCGGTCTGTTCAGCAAGGAAACCGTACACAAACTGGTTGCTGACTACAAGATGATGGGTCAATGCGCTATCCAAGTCATTTACTCCAAAGACCACAATACCATCGTAGAGGCTGAACACATCCCAATTGAGAGCCTTCGTGCGGAGAAGTGCGATGAGGATGGCGAGATTAAGGGCTACTACTACGCCAAAAGTTGGTCGGATGTTGCTTCACGCAAAGAAACGCCTGTACGCATTCCTGCTTTTGGTACAAGCCAAGAAGGTCTTGAGGTGTTGTACATCAAACCATACCGAGCAGGATTCTACTACTACTCACCCGTTGACTATCAAGGTGGTCTGCCTTACGCAGAACTTGAGGAGGAGATTGCAAACTTCCACATCAACAACATCCAGAACGGCCTCAACCCTTCAATGCTCATCAACTTCAACAACGGAGTACCCAGTGAGGAGGAGCGCAGAACTATTGAGATGCAGATTGCAAACAAGTTTAGCGGCACGAATAACGCAGGCAAGTTCATCTTGGCGTTCAACGATAACTCGGAATCAAAGGCTACGCTTGATACGGTGCAGTTGAGTGATGCCCACAACCAATATCAGTTCCTGTCTAATGAGGCAATGCAAAAACTGATGGTTGCCCACCGCATCACTTCTCCGATGCTTATGGGCATCAAGGATAACACGGGCTTAGGTAACAACGCAGATGAGCTTAAAACGGCTTCTATTCTGTTTGAGAACATTGTCATCAAGCCGATGCAAGAAACCATCTTAGATGGCTTCAATAAGATTCTATCGTACAACGACCTTCGCTTGAACATCTACTTCAAGACGCTTCAGCCGCTTGAGTTCACCAACCTCGTTGTAGAAGATGCCGAAGTCATAGAAGAAGAAACGGGTATCAAGGTAAGCGAAGCGCAGCCTGTTGGTGGCGCACCTACGGAGGCAGAGAAAGAACTTATCCAGAAGGAGGCTTCGTACAACGGAGCGCAGATTGCAAGCTCACTTGATATTATGCGAGCGGTACAGGAGGGCGTTCTTACGCAAGACCAAGCCATCACGTTCCTTGTGCAGATGCTTCAGTTTGACCCTGCGGTTGCTCGTGCTTTGTTCGCAGGCAACGCATCAAACGTCATCACGCAGATGAAATCGCAGAAGTTCAAGAGCGATGTGCCTGAGTTCACCGAAGAACAAGAGAGCAAGTGGCTTGAGCTTCTTGATGATGTTGGAGAAGTCATCAACGAAGATGAATGGGAACTTGTAGATGAGCGACCCGTTGACTACGAAGCAGAGCAGGCGTTGAGCAAGTACGCATTCGCATCAACAGGCAGTGCATTCCCGAACGCTAAAAGCTCACAGGATGGCGTGACCGAAGAAGGTCGCAGGTACAAAGTACGCTACGCTTACGCTCCGAATGCTACGAAGGCCAATAGCCGTGAGTTCTGCAAGAAGATGGTAGCAGCAAGCAAGGTCTACCGCAAGGAGGACATTGAGCGCATGGGAAGCCAAGCGGTAAACGCAGGATTCGGTGTAGCAGGAGCAGCCACGTACTCTATCTGGTTGTACAAGGGCGGAGCAAGATGCCACCACTTCTGGATGCGTAAGACCTACCTCGCAAAAGCCGAAGGCGTAACGCCTGATGTAGGCAACCCCAACGCTGAGGTAACGGTAAACCAAGCCAAGCGAGCAGGAGTAGATTTAATCAAGAATGATGAGAACGTAGCCAAGCGCCCAATTGATATGGAAAACGATGGCTTCTTAAAACCACGTAAATAATGGCAACGGCACTTTGGATTAAGCGAGAGGATTTGGTGCGTAACACCGCACTCGGTGGCAACGTGGACACGGATAAGTTTATTCAGTTCATCAAGATTGCCCAAGAAATCCACATCCAAAACTATACGGGTACTCGCCTATACGACAAGATTAGCAACGACATCATCGCAGGGACTCTCACGGGTCGCTACTTGACGTTGGTAAACGACTACCTTCAGCCGATGCTGATTCACTATGCGATGGTTGAGTACTTGCCTTTTGCTGCGTACACGATTGCCAATGGCGGTGTATACAAGCACACAAGCGAGAATTCAACAAGCGTAGAAAAGAACGAGGTTGACTTTTTGGTGGAGAAGGAGCGCAACATTGCTCAGTACTATACTGACCGCTTCATCACCTATATGAGCTACAACCAAGCGCAGTTCCCTGAATACTATCAAAACTCAAATGCCGATGTCTTCCCAGACACAGATGCAAACTTCAGCTCGTGGGTGTTGTAAAAAGCAATACGAACCCAAGAAGGGCAATATAGTGAAGTTAAAAAGTTATTTAAAGGAGAAAGAGAAGAATGGGTAATCTGATTTCATGGGGCGTAGTATACTGCTCTACTTGGTTCGGCCAAGTGGATGAAACCACTTTGTCCATCCAGAACGAGTCAGCACCTCCGTGCTTCTCTCCTGCAAATGAAATCGTAGACCAATACGTTACCCGTGTTACCAATGATGGTGGGGTAGTTGAGGGGTACGATTGCTTGGTGGCTGCTATTCAGGATTTGAACGAGGACACCTACTACGATATTTTTGATACTTACATCCAGCGTATGACCGATGACGGAGCAACATTGGAGGGAGAAGAATGCTTGATTGACCAACTATTTATTTTGAACTGATGAGCTATTTTGACGATGCCAGCTTGGTAATGATTCCAAGCGGATACAAAGACCAGAAGGTCTACTCGGTGAAGCCTTTGGATGGGTCGGGAGACCTTACGTTCAGCCGTGCCTCAAGTGCAACCCGTGTTGCAAGTAATGGCCTTATTGAGAAGGTGCGTACGAATCTTTACCCTTCTAACATTGGTGCGTTTGTGGGTTATACTCTTGGGCCAAATGCTTCAGATGGCGGTCAAGTTGCTGGCCCAACTGGCGCAATGAACGCTCGTAGGATTGTAATGACCTCTACTGGTAATGCATTTTTAAATTACACATTTAGTGTACCAGCTGCTGGAACATACACTTTTAGCCTTTGGGTAAGGCTGGTAAGCGGAACTACATTAAACCGACCTTTAATCATAGGCGGAACTGATTTAGTGTATATGAATGCGCTACCCACTTCTACTTGGACTCGTGTGTACGGAACGTTTACCACAGCGTTAAGCGGTAACCAAATTGTAACGTTTCCCTTTTACGACAATATAGCCACTATTGAATACTCGCAAATCCAATGGGAAACGGGCGACAT